CTGATTACGAAGGTTATGGCGGTAAAGCAATGCGTTTGCAAATCTTGAAGCAAACCATCACAGCAGGCTCACGTAAATTGCAAGCCCGTTGGACGATGGAATCTGCACAAGATCTTTCTTCACAACACGGTCTTGATCTTGAGAATGAAATGATTTCTGCGTTGTCTGCTCAAATTTCCCACGAAATTGACAATGAAGTTATTACTGATTTGCTCGCTCTTGCTGCAACTGTTGGTACCTATGACTTTGCGACACCTACTGCTGGCTTTGCACCGAATTTCTTGGGTGATCGTTATGCTCACCTTGGCGTTCTTGTTAACAAACTTGCTAATGAAATTGGCGCTAAAACACGTCGTGGCCCAGGTAACTGGCTCGTTGGTTCACACTTGATTACATCTATCTTGCAATCTGCTTCGAAATCAGTTTTTGCACCGGCTGTTCAAGGTCAATTCACGTCACCCACTGGGAACAAACTCGTTGGCATTATGAATGGTCAACTCAAAGTGTTCTCATATAACTGGGGCTTAAATGATGCTTGGACTATTGCTGATAGTGCTACTAATGCAACAGGTGCAACTGGTGAAGACATTTTGATCGGCTACAAAGGTGGTGATTCTGAGTTTGATGCTGGATATTTCTATTGCCCTTACATTCCTCTCATGACTACTGGCGTTGTTATGGATGCAAATACATTCACACCAGCCATCTCTATGCAAACACGTTATGGCAAAGCAACCTTCACTGATACCAATACTTCTCTTGGTAACAGTGCTGATTACTATGCTCGTATTCGTGTTATGAATGTTTCATTCAGCTAATCTAGTGACAAAAATAATAAAACAATAATAATAAAAATCAAGGGAGCTTCGGCTCCCTTTTTTAATTCCAACATGAAACCTAAATTAATTAATTGTATTGATTGTGGCATTCAAAAAATATCATGCTCTAAAGCAATTCGGTGCTGTAAGTGCAGCACTTCATTTAGACTTGCCCCATCTAAAGAAAATGATATTGAGCTTCTTGGAAGCATGTACACAAATGTAAAAGATGCTGGAATTAATGAAAATGGTAAACAATGTTATTCATTTACGCACTCGTGTGGAATCTCACAAACATGGATAATGAACAATCTAAAAACTAGATTGAAAAAATCACCAAATAAAATTCCATGTTCTAAGTGTGGTTCGGTGAATAGAATAAAAACTGCGATGCAGATGTATTTGCAAAAATATACAAAGGATTACGATTTAAAAGAATTTAAGGGATATTCCAAAAAAGTTCGTACTTTGACAGAAATTACTTATCGTGAAAATATCAGGATTTTGAATCCACTAAATTTAAAAAGAACTCGAGGCAATACAGGATACCATTTAGATCATATTGTGCCTGTTATTGTGTGTTTCACTTCAGATGTTTCACCTGAACAAGCAAGTTCATTGCAGAACTTACAGATGCTTGATGCTGGCATGAATTTATCAAAAGGCAGAAAATTCTTTAATGAACAATTATTGAATTTTTTAAAAACATTGAAAAATCATGATACAATACCAAAAAAATGAGAAAGTCTGTAAAATTGGCTTGGTATAAAAACAGAGATCGTTACTTAAACGCGTTTAAAATACGTGATTCAACAAATATTGGAAAATACGACAAATATTGGAAAATACGACAAATTTGGTAATAATAATCCTATGTGGGGCAAAAAACATTCACTTAAAAGCAGAACATTGTTATCAGTATCTAAAAAAGGAAAGAAAATGAACTTAACAGAAGAGCAGCGCCAAATGCGTCGCGAACAAATTACACGTAACACAGTAATGATTGGCCCAAAAAGCCCGAAACAAAAAGCTAGGGGTCGTTGGTCGACCCTGAAAAAATCCTTTAGTAAAGATCCCGTTGTATCAGATGATATTAAAATGATGCATGATTATTATAGTATCCATGAAAAAATGGAAGGCTTATCTAAAGAGCACCTGCTAGAATTTCTTAAATTTAGATTTAAGTTTTTACAAGAAGAACTTAATGAGGGATTAGAAGCAATTGAACAAAAAAACGCAGAAGAAGTGTGCGATTCTTTAATCGATTTAATGGTTGTTGCTGTCGGAACACTAGATTTATATAAAATAGATTTTAAAAAGGCCTGGTATGAAGTTTTAAAAGCAAATATGAATAAGGAAGTTGGTGTAAAGCCTAGTAGGCCAAATCCATGGGGGCTTCCAGATTTAATTAAGAAACAAGACTGGGTACCACCTTCGCATGAAAATAATCATGGATTGCTCGTAAAAACATTTGAGGAATAAATAATGTTGGATTGCTATTGAATATTATGCCATCTGGCGCGTATTGATTTTAATTCAATTTAATTAAAAACCGCAGAATTTTTAGTTCTGCGGTTTTTTCTTTTTGAAGTTTTCATAAATACTGTATCGAAAACAGGTTTTATGAATGCGCACACTACAAATAATTAATATTATTCCAAGTACAACTGTAGGTGTACCAAGTGAAATACAGGTTCAATCTAATGTTATTTCTTCCTTCCACGGTCAAGGATGGATTGATTCTAATAATAATGTGCTGCCTTTTTATGCATACACAAATGCAACTCTAGCAGCTGCCGACGGATATAAAGTACTACCAGCCACAACATTTGAGATTATTCAGAATGCAAAATACGCTGGTAAATACACAGTGCACACAAAACAAAGTATTGGCGCGGCTGTTGAGAGCACTTATAATTCCGGAACTAATTTAACAACTATTAAATTACTCAGTACTGTGCTACCTGGTACTGGTGCTGAACTAACGACTGGCTCTATAATAAATATATCGACGTACCGACTTGGTATTATTGGTGAAAATGCTGGTATTGATGTTTTAGAAGAATCCACAGTTTCGAATCGACCAATTGAATTAATTGGTCGATTCAAATCTGGTTGGGGTGAAGTACTACAACAAAATATGTTACGTGTTGTGCAATCATTTGCTGGCCCGAGCGCACCGTTATTACCATTTGTTGGACAACTTTGGTTTGATACTACGTCTAATGTGCTAAAAGTTTATACGAATTCGCCAGCACCATTATGGCAAGAAACCGGATCTGGATCTGGATCAAATGTAACAACATTCGAGGGTACTATTCCTGCGGGGGTGCCAAGTGCTGTCGTAGTTGGTACTTTTGATATAGCATTGAATACATCAAAATTTCAAGTAACAATTAAAGAACCAAACACAAATTCTGTGCATACTGCAGAAATTTCTAGTACTGTTCAAAGTGGGGTTGTTTATACTACACAGTACGGCGTTATTACATCAGGTTCAGAACTTGGCACATTCAGTACAGATATTGATGGTTCAAACGTACGATTGATTTTTACAAAAAATACAACAAATGAAATGTTGTACAGCACAGTACCATTACAAACATTGGGCGTTTCAACAAGCACTGTCTCAGGCGTTTCTTCGTTTAATGCTAGAACTGGTGCTGTATCATTAACCCCAGCAGATATTAGTACAGCGCTTGGTTATGCGCCGTACGCCGCAACAAATCCAAATAATTTTATTTCGACGAATAAAAACATAGTTATTTCTGGTGATGCAACCGGCTCTGGCAGCACTGCAATAAATTTAACCCTTTCGAATACGGGTGTTATTCCAGGATCTTATACGAATACAGCTATTACTGTTTCTGCTGATGGTAGAATTACCTCAGCCAGCACAGGTTCAATTAATATTACACCAGGTGGTGACCCCACACAAATTCAATTCAACAACAGTGGTGCGCTTTCTGGTGATTCTAGATTGACTTGGGATGATGCATCCGGTACATTCAGTGCTTTTAATGTATCAGCAAATTCATTATTTGGAAATGGTTCTGGGTTAACTCATTTAAATGCAGCTGAAATAACAACAGGTGTTGTGCAATCAGAGCGTCTTGGCACTGGTACACCAGACTCAACGAAGGTTCTTCTTGGAAATGGTACATGGTCAAAACATCAAGTGCCGTCAAGTACTGGGAATGGGTACTACCAATTCTATAATATTGGAACACAAACTTTTGATTCATCAAGCGCACTACAAATAAATAAATTAGTGGGTAGTATTGGTATAGGTGGCGCTGCCGGCTCCACTAATATATTAACTGTACAAGGTAATACGGATTTTTATGGCGTTGAAAAAATTGGTCCTTCTGAAATAAATTTTTTCAACAATGCATTAAAAATTGGTACAGTTACCTCAGATAATTTATCAAATTTAAATATATCAGCAATTCAGAGCGCAAGTATTATATTTTCTATATCTGGAATAACAAGATTAACAATAGATAATACAGGGAACTTAATTTCATCGGGTATTTTTCAAGGGAATGGTTCTGGATTAACCAATTTACAAGCATCTGCAATAACAGGTATTATTCCGCCTGCCAGACTTGGTACGGGTGTATTAGATTCAACCGCAGTTCTACGTGGGAATGGAACATGGGGTCCAGCTCCAGTCATGACTGATGGTTCTGGATTAACCAATTTACAAGCATCTGCAATAACAGGTATTATTCCGCCCGCCAGACTTGGCACGGGCGCAGCAAATTCTGGAACTATTTTATATGGTGACGGAACATGGGGGGCTGCACCCAGTAGTTCTGGTTCAAGTCCGGGTGGTACATCTGGTGCCGTTCAATATAAATCTGGTTCTAATTTTGCTGGTTCTAATTCCTTATGGATTAACACAGATAAAACAATTCTTGGTGAAAATAATACATCAGTTCAAGTCGGCCAAACTGAAGCCTTATTGCAGATTAATTCTGTTGGTACGCCAAGTATAAGTTTATTAAGTACATCACAAAATTTAGCAACCCCGATGATAAGTCTAGGAAAATCATTTGGTACTAGTACTGGTGATATGAATGCTGTGCCAACTGGCGTAACACTTGGTGAAATGCAGTTCATCGGAACTGACGGTTCTGCTGCGGCAACTCCAAGCGCGTATATTCGTGCTGCGTCAGCAGAGCTTTTTAGTACTTCTGGTTATGGCACAATTCTTGATATTGGCACAACAGCTGTTGGCGAAATAGTTTCACAATCAAGAATCTTCATAAATGAGCATGGATTTATTGGTATAAACAATACCAATCCAACTAGCGCATTTCATGTATTGAATCCTGATGGTTCGCCGATCAGTATTTCTGTTGGTACTATTAATGTTGGTTCTTCTTCAATAAAAGCTGTTAATGCGTATGCTGGCACAAATTTAACATACGGAACAAATTCACTAAGCAATATAGATACATCCAATTCATCTAATGGTGAAGGTAATGCAAATATAGCCATTGGTGATCTTTCCACTCGTTTTTTAATAACTGGTTCTCATAATGTATGTCTGGGATATAGAACGTTGGGTACTAGTACAAATGGCTCAGCAAATACTTGTATTGGTAGTTTTGTACTGCGCGCTGGAACAGCAGTAAATTCAAATGTTGGAATAGGTACTCAAGCGTTATACAATTTAGATACTGGTGATTATAATGTTGCTGTCGGACCGAGTGCTCTGAATAGTACAATCAGTACATCTAATACAACTGCAATTGGACATTCTGCTGGTTCTGCCGAAGATTATACTGGCACAAATAATACATTTATTGGGTTTGATTCTAATGCTCCGAGCAATGTATCAGATACGATTACGCTTGGAAATTCAGCAATAACAACCCTTAGATGTAACGCAACTTCAATAACTAGTTTATCGGATGAACGCGATAAATCAAATATTGTTGAATTATCACATGGATTGGATTTTTTAATGGAATTAAATCCTGTTGAATTCACATGGAACACACGAGATAAATCAAAAGTTGGTACAAAAGCAAGTGGGTTTATTGCGCAAGATTTATTAAGAACTGAGAAAAAGTTTGATTCATCTGATGTAACAAATTTAGTATCTTGCATAGATCCTAATAAATTAGAAGCCACATACGGAAATTTAATTCCAGTACTAGTAAAAGCAATTCAAGATCTCAAGAATGAATTTGATGAATACCGAAAAATGCACCCGTAATTATTAAATACATAACACATAAAATTAATCCATGGCACAGTTATTTTCAAGCATTCATACTGAATCAACACATGATTTATGGGTTCAATCTAGGCAATTTAACCTAGACATTTCCAGAATTTCTGGATCCTCTGTCAGATTAACTGTACAAAGACCAGCAGATTTGGATATTGTTGATGGTGCGGTTATTTTATTTGGTGTAAAAGCACTAACACCAAATGAATATCCAATAGATGGTTTCGCGTATGATACACCATCATTAGTATATGGTGATGCACTAGCATCCAAGATAAACAATTTTCAGGTTGTTGGATTTTATTCTGATGCTTTATCACTTCCATTTCCAACAAGTACACTAAATTCGGATGGTTCAGAATTAACATTTAGTATAGATATTACTGGTGTTCTACCGGATGTTGTTTATTACGCATCAATTCATGCATGTTCTAATGTTCTGCAGTATTATCCATTAGGAATACAATCGTACCCGCTGGAATCAGCGCAAATAGAAAAAGCCGTTCAGTCATTCACTGGATCTATACCAACATTATCTACCGCCCCAACAGAACCAACCCCCGGTTTTGTTTATTTTGATAAAGGGCTTGGAATAGTACAGTACTGGGATTCAACGCGTTCAACATGGATACCAACAAGATCTGATTCTATTTTATCCGGTGAAAGCACACCAGGTTCTTTGGGTGCAGTTTATTTAAGAGCGTCGGATTTAAAAATCTTTGATGGTAAAAAATGGATTATTGGGACTCCGGCGAATTTACAATTCCGTGCTCCTGCTTCAACATGGGTACCTTATACTAAAATATCGTTAGTACTGGAATTACCAGATACAGCAAATGCCGGTGATGTATTTTATAATTACACATCAGAAACAATACAGTACTGGGATGGCGCACAATTCCAAATCCCAACATCAAGCACTGCGTTGTTTAATACTGGGAGTGCAATAGTACCCGCTTTCACCGTTCCATTTAAATTAGAACCCGCTGATTTAATAGCACCTTATATTGGGATGCTATTTTATAATACAGTATTAAAACAGTTATTAGTATGGACGGGTTTAAATTGGATTCACGCAAATACATCACAGGAAGGCACCCCAACTAGTGATAAATTTGGAATAGGTAATGATGGTACGTACGATCAACGTATCAGAATGATAAGTATTTTAAAATCACAATTGGGTTATCCAGTTCAGTGTGTTGAACTTACTGAAGAGCAATTCAATATTGCTATTGATAATGCCCTTGATACGTATAGACAGTTATGTATTGGTGCGTACGAACAACGCTTCTTAACGTACCAATTAATAAAAGATCAACAGGTTTATTTTCTGAATTCACCAATTGATCGAACTGATGCAGTGGTTTCAGTTATGAAAGTGCACAGATTAAATTTACTTGGCGTGAATGGCGCAGGCCCAGATAATACATGGGGTATGGCATTCGCACAGCAATTCTCACAAATTATTGGTGGTGGCGGGAATTTGCTAGATACTCATTTAATTAATCAGTGGTCAGAAGAATTCACAAAAATGTTTGCTGGTGATATTCCATTTTTATGGAATGAAGCTCGAAGAGAATTGGTATTAAAACGCAGCATAAGACAAAATGAAAGAATTGTTCTTGAAGTTGAACTTGAAAGATCTGAACAGGAATTAATGTCTGATCGTTGGTGTAAACAGTTCTTGCAGAATTGGGCATTGGCAGAATGCAAGGAATATCTTGGTTTAATTAGATCAAAATATACATCAGGTACACCTGGCCCATCTGGTAATATATCGCTGAATGGTGATATGTTAATACAAGAAGCAAGAACTGATTTTGCAGAATTGAAAGAAGCTTTATTAAATTATGAATATCAAAACGCTGAGCATGGTTCAGTTTCATTTTTAATCGGATAATTCATGCCAAATCCAATAACTAACTGCCCCGCTGGCTCCGGCTCAATTAATGATCCGTCGAATCCAGGTTCGAATGGCACTAGTACAGCACCAAAGCCGTACGTACTCCCAGATTTATGTGTCGGCACGAATGATCTAAGTGCTTACACGGACAAACTTCAAGAACAGTACGCAGCCGAAAATTTGAATATTTCAGGGGCACCAATAAATGTTTTTAAATTATTGGGTGTACACGAGCAGGGCAGACTCATAGATTTAGCAGGTTCAGGCACTGCCCTTAATAATTCTGATGTTGTTTTTGAAGCATCTTCATCTATATGGACTTCCAATGAAACAGGTATTGATGTTTTAACTACGCCTTCGTGGATTGGTTATGATTTTGGAACTGTAAAAACCTCGTACGGACAAGAGCAAAATGCCCCAGGTGCGCCGAATGCTCAACATATAACTTCTATAAAAATAACTCAACCAACTGTCGGTGCACGAGCGACGCAAATTAGGGTGGAACGTTCAACAGGTGGATACAAAGTAGATCCTTTAAAAGTTCAATCTACTGGTGTTGGCAACGGAAGTATTGCTGCTTTCACAGCGGGGGCTGATTCCATCCCTGGTATGTTCATGCTTGTTTTTAATTCCGGCGCAGAATTCACTGTAATGTTCATTTCTAACGGTACGGAATTTTTAGGCACTGGCAGAACAGGCACAAGATTTAATTCAATGCGTGGCTCTTTTGCAGTACTACAAGGAACAACAGCATTTGAAGCTAATGATTTATTCTCTGTGCCGGTGGAATTAGATTGGTATCGTGTTGATATTGTCAATATCCCAGACTCACCAGGATCAACCACGTTGCAATTAAAACAATCCAGTGCAGCCAGGTACTGGCGTATTGTCCCGACGCAATTCAGTGGCGTTTTATTGAATTCTGCCTGGGAAGTTCAAAAGCTTGAATTATTTGACTATAGCGGAACGAGTATTGATAATATTCAAGATGAACTGTACTTAGAAAACAGAGATCGTGATTATGCTAAAGCATCCGTGCAATTCAAAGTATCTTATACCCCAGTGAATTCAATTTCAGATTTATCAAAGTTTGGATTTTCTGTTGCTGATACGTATATTTTCAATACAGTTTTTTCAACGATGGTTAAAGCATTAGGCAGACCAATTGTTATTGGTGATATTATAGAATTACCAAACGAAGTACAGTACGACCATAATTTAAAACCAATTCGAAAATTTCTAGAAGTAATTGATGCTTCATGGGATGCTGAAGGTTATAGTACTTCGTATCGCCCAATAATATATAAATTCCAGGGAACTCATTTAATTCCAAGCCAAGAAAATAGAGATATTGTTGGTACTGTTGATACTCAAAAATACACAACATTAGATGAAGTATTTGGTACGGGCGTTGAACAAATATCTACTGCAATTCTAACAGCTGCTGAGAATATATCAGCTGAAGCTTCATTAGCAGTACCTGAAAAGGGTACAAATATTCGAGAAGTTCAATCCGGCACAAATCGATTCAAGGTTCCAGGTTCTTATGATGGAATAGATTTATATGTTGAGGACGGTTTACCACCAGACGGAATTGCGTATACTGAAGGATTTAAATTACCAGACGTATCATCTGGTACAGATGGTGATTATTTCAGATTGAATTATGATCCGGCTCTGAATATACCAGCTAGATTATATAAATTCAATGGAATTAAAAATAAATGGATATATGTAGAAACAGATCGTCGTGGTGTTAATTCATCACATAAACCATCGCAACAAGTAATTCTGAATTCACCAGAAACAAAATCCCTTACTAGTAAAAATGTCTAATCAAAACCGGAGACCACGTAATAAAGATGGTAGTATTCCCAAATGTTTAGTTTGTGGAAAAGATGCTATTAAACATATTAATCGTAGAAGATGGCATGATACTTGCGGAAATAAAAAAGAATGTTCGAATTATCTGCGGCTCTCAAAAATGCAGGTAACAAAATCGGCCCCCGAATTTGCAAAAGTTGCCCGCAAAGCCGCGTTAAAAACAGCTGTAATTAAACGAAACACTATTATTGACGGACAAACATTAATGATGAGAACAGCCGCAAAGATTCGTGCTGCTAACTTGCTTATTGATGAAACCGGTCTTAGTGGATATGAAAAAGCTTCACGAAAAGCGGTGTCAAAAGTTCGAGAAAGTAATGAAAAAAATGGTTGTTGGATACCCGTGGAACAACAATCTGCTCACAGACAATATGAATTAGCTCACCGAGCCGCAACTCGAAAATTTGATTTAACAGTACTTAATAATTATGATTTGCGAGGACCAGGTGGAGTACAGGGAGCATTTCATATTGATCATAAATTTTCTGTTCACGCTGGCTTCATTCATAATATTCCACCAGAAATTATTGGCCATATTTGTAATTTAGAAATGAAACCATGGCGTGAAAATTTAATTAAATCTAGACGATGTGATATTACTATTGATGATCTACTTGAAGCTATTAAACAGTATGAAAGAGACATGAAATGATTAATACTTATTATTACGATGGACAAATTAGATCTTACATTCTTCAGTTCTGCTCTATATTTTCTGGGCTAGTTGTTAAAACTGGGAGAGGCGAATGCGACGAAGAACAGTTCATTTCTGTGCCATGTGTAGTAGGAAATAAAGACCGTGTTGTTGCAGCGATAATGAATGGAAATACACAGAATAAATCTTTTGCTGTACCTTTAATGGCTGTGAACTTGCAAGGTATTGAACTTGCGCCTCGACGTAGAAAAGTACAGGCTTATGTAGATCAGCGAGTCACGATGAAAGTGGGTGGTGTTTTTCCTGATGATTTAACTGTTGTAAAACGAGTAATGCCCGTTCCTTATGATGTAACAATGGAACTATCTATATATGCCTCTAATACACAACAGCGAGATCAAATCCTTGAGCAGATACTAGTTCTTTTTAATCCGGATATTCAAATACAAAAAAGTGACGCACCATTTGACTGGACGAAAATAACAAAAGTTGAATTGACTAGCATATCAAATGAAGAGAATTATCCATCTGGCGCTGATAAGCGAATAATTGTTTGGGCATTGACATTTGAAATGCCAATCTTTATATCTATGCCAATGGGTGTTAAAGATGATTTAGTTCGAAAAATTATTATTCAAATTGGCACAGCTGAATCAATGGGTATTAATGAAGTTGATGAAAATGGTGAAATAACTCCATTCGGAACACCTATTGCAAAACTTGAATTTGATACCAGAACGCAGATTGAACCAACTGAATCAGAATGTACATTTCATGGTGATTCAGTACCGGCTAATCCGAATGAAAATGATACATGGTGGCGTTCTGCTCTGAATAAGCCAATGCGATACAATGGTGTTGAATGGGTCCCTTTTAATTCTGGGATATAAAAATGAAATTATCTAATCTAGTACAGTTAAATGAAAAAGCAATGAATCAAGCAGTTTATTCTGAAACTATGGATAAACTTCAAAACAAAGAGAAAAACAAGCATTGATGAAAAAGACAGCTATTAAAAAATAAATCATTCCATGACAAAAATGGAACAGCCTTTGTCATAAACTTTGGTAAATTTTAAACCGTGCATGATAGCACAGATATTTAAATCTGGATTAAAACTAAATCCATGCTGAAGAAGTACTGATTTAAAATTTTTATTTTTAGTTTCTTTTTCAGCAAAAGAAATTCCTGGCCGAACCCACGCACACGATACTGGCTTATTCTTTAAGAATTTAAAACCAAGAGCCTTGTACAATTTTTCCTCAGTCCAGTGCCTATCTGAATAAACAACAATACTGCTCGAGTATTGCATCTTAAATGCCGTTAAGAGCATTTCACCAGCATGCGCAGAATTAATATTGGGCTTGGTTTCAAATCTTAATAATTCCCATTCAGCAAATTTTTTACTTGCAACGAATGCCATAACAGAAACTATTTCGGAATTATGAACAATTGCAAAAACAGTTTTTGCATTACATTTCCCATCTATATGATTGGCTCCTAAAAAATTATTTCCTGTTTGAACATCTATTTCCTGTACCGTAAATTCATTTTTATTAATTTCTTGTACTGGAAGCACAGCATGTTTTATTTTGTTTTTAATTTTTTCTTGGTGCCGTACCCATAAATGTTCTTGAATTGTAAAAAGCCGAATATCATGATTTTCGCATACCTTTAATTTTTTAACAGCATTGGCTTTATTCACAAATTTAGAAGAATGCCAGTATGTACCATCGAACTCAATACCTGTTTTAGCGCTAGGAATAAAAATGTCAAGTTCAATTCCTAAAGTTCTATCTCTTCGAATTATTTCAACACCCAGCGATTGTAGCCAATCGGCAATTTCTTTTTCAGCTTTAGATGAACCAGCTTTGCACTTTGGACATCGATTGATTCCTCTTTCTGAGATATTTGATTTATATTTTGTTCCACATGAATGCAACCACTTCAATTCAATGTCATAGAGTCTTGTGCCAATATCTAAATTACTAATATCCGTTAAATTTTTAACATCAAATTCTTTTTCAAGAACTTCAATTTTCCTAGGTGGTAAATTTATAGTTTTTTGTTGATTTGTTTTTATAATTTTTTCGTGAACACCTGGAATTTCTCTAGTATTTTTCACCGAGTATTTTTCATTTAATGTATTTTTGAACTTTTGTGATCCCCAAGCAAACGGGAACTCAGCGCCGTATTTTTCTATGTTTGTTTTTCTTTTCTTTTCTTGTGTAGTTCTGTGTTGTGTTGGGTGCTGAACACCATAACGTTCACTCGAAGTTTTTTTAGTTTTTTCGTGTTTTTCTGGGTTATTCATTGCGCATATTTTACTGCAAAAAAATCTATAACCTTTTCTTTGTGCTCCAGCTTTGATTTCACTTAGTTTATTAGAGCTGAACCAATTCTTTGAAGAAAGAGCCGAACTACATCTTTCGCACTTTGGATAATCCGTTAAGTTATTTTTAAGCCAGTACACGCGCTCATCTAGTGATTCTGTTTTGCAATTTTGCGTTCTTTTTACTAATTCTAATTTCACATCATTAGACATATACCTAAAGTGATTGTTTTTCAATTCCAATTTTAAATACTCGTCTAGGGATCGATCTTTTTTACGGCTCATACAACAATTATTTTCTTAATAACCGAATTCTATCACAAAAAATTATGAATAATCATTAAATATCATAAAATGCTAACGAGGAAAATATGGCTACACTATCAGATTTCGGTATCCCAGGTGCAGGTTCGGGAATACTCCACCCAAAAATGAAAAATAAATGGAGAGTCACATTTCAAGATGTTGGTCGTTTAGTCCCCGGTCATAATTCTCGGAATCTAACTATGCAAGCTACAACAGTAACTAGACCCCAAATTGAATTTGAAGAAGTTGCATTGCATCGGTATAATTCTACTGCTTATATTGCAGGTAAACACACATGGTCGCAAATGTCGTTATCTGTTGAAGATGATATTGGCGGTCTAGCTTCTAAAGTTATCAAAGCCCAATTAGAAACACAGCAACGTATTGTTGGTGTTGATCTTGATGGCCGCTGGTTAAATACCGCCGCAACTGGTTCAGATTATAAATTTGGTGTTAAACTTGAACAACTCGATGGTGATGAGGGTGTTGTTGAAACATGGATTCTTGAAGGCACAATGATTGCTTCTGCTGATTGGGGCGATTTAGCTTATTCCGATTCTGAAGCAGCAGTAATTCAATTATCTTTGCGTTTTGACCATGCAAGAACAATCGATTCTGGCGAAGGCTATGGTACCAGTTTAGGTGGATTTGTAACAGCTTAAAAATTAATACTCGCAATTATGAAAATACAATATTTATTTGAAAAAGCAATGAATCAATCAATTTATTCTGAAACTATGGATAAACTAGGAGATTCAGCTAAAATTGGATTTGAATTCGAGATATTCGTTCCTTGCGGGGGTACCAATAATTATGTTGAGTGCTACTCAATTCAGCCAAATGAATTTAGTTTAGAAGAGCTTGAAGAGCTTTTCGATGAAGGCATTTGCGATACTAATAATAGGCGTGCTTTATTTAGTACCATTGAAGGAGACTTTCACGAGCAGCTACTGGATATTGCTTCACAAAATTTGGCAAATAATACTAAATGGATTAAAAAATTCGCATCAGATGAAGAATATGAAAATAGTGACATTAGTGAATTGCGCGATAAATATTGTGATGTAGCGATGGATGCAGAACTTGAGTCTTTGCATGATACATATGAACTTGTTGATTGGTACAAAGATAACTTTAATTCATTGAGAAAATTCTGTTACCATTATGATATTTATGTCATTGGTAATTTTGATGGCGATAATATAATTTCAATCAGTGACGACGATGACGACAACGAACCCGACTTCGGGTACGCATCAGAATTAGTACAAACTGCGCTATCTGACGCCCTTGGTGAAGAAGTACACATTCAAAATAATTATTCAAAATCAAATTACAAGTATTGGAAATTAGTACCGGACGGATCCATTGACGACGATAGTTCTGGGGCAGGAGTAGAAATTGTCTCTCCTCCTATTCCTGCAGAAGACGCGTTCGAGAAATTAGAACAGGTATTTGATTGCATTGAAGACGGGGGATACAAAACAAATTCAAGCACAGGTCTTCATATCAATATCTCTATTCCTGATATGGCAGATAAAATAGATCCATTGAAATTGGTTCTTTTCATGGGCGACAAGCATATTCTTAAGGTATTTGATAGAGAACATAATACTTATACTGAATCACAGATTGATATATTAAAGAAAGAAATTATTCGTGGTAAATTGAATAAATCCACAGATATAATTAAAGATATGTGTGGATTACTTTCAAGAGAGAAGTACTCATCTGTTAATTTATCTAAGTTATTCACACAGGGATTCATTGAATTCAGATCAGCCGGTGGAGCGAATTATCACAAGAAATTAAAAGAAGTCAAGGAAGTGCTTGGTCGATTACTGACCGCAATATATATTGCATCAAATCCCGAAGAAGAGAAAGAAGAGTACTTGAAGAAAGTATCTAAATTGGTTGCAAGTGGTAAAGAACAAAGAGCAGTAAACAGCACCACACCAAATACTTTAATGGATTTTCTTGGTGATAAAACAAAGATGTTAGATAGATACGCTGGCAAAGACGGAGAAGCATTTGCTAAAGCATTAATTTCACTTATATTAGCACAAGAACCGGAACAAATAAAAGATATGAGTAGAAGTCGTGCAGTAATAAACTATATTGACGCGAATTGTACAGCTAAGGAATATGATAATGCTGTTGCAAGAGCTGCGCTTAGAAGAGGCTCTAATTTAGAAGAGTACGAATCGCTTCTTAACGCAATAGCACCAGAATAATCATGTCAGATATATCAGCACTAATTAAATCCGCTGGAATTGACGTACAGCGCACGGCTACTGATATATTTGGTATGGCCGTTGAAGATTTTATTGGTACGCCTGCATCAAAAGCATTAAATTCTGTTTTTGATCCTACAGCACCTGCAACGAACAGAAATGATGGTTCTTGGTATGCAACTTCGCATGCTGCTAATATAGCAAATTCTAAATTCAGGCCTAAATTAAAATTTTTATTTAGAGTTGAATTTTTATTTGAAGACGCAGTCCTCCAAAAATTTGGTATTGCGAATTGGCAAAGGAATTTTTCATTTCTTGTTACAAGTATTGACAAACCAAAAATCAATTTTGATTATGAAGATGTGAATCAATATAACTTCAGAACCAAAATTCTAAAAAAAATAACATACGAAGATTTAAATCTTTCTTTTTTAGATGATGTCGGTAATGATGTGTACGAATTCTTTAGATTTCTGTTAATGGCGCATTCGCCAATTTCAAGAAAATCTATTGGGCTTGGTCAAGGCATAACAGACGCATATACCGCATACTCTACTGGTTCAGGCATGACTTTTTCACAAGATATTACTGCAACAAATGATTTTGCTCATCGCGGTGCAGTTGATACTGAACTCGGAAATGTAATAAAGGCAATAAAAGTTACACAGATGTTCATGGATCCAAATGAAAATATTGATGATGCTGCGAAGCAGGTTTCATTCTTTTTTATAAATCCTAAAATCATATCAATGGATTTGGATAATGTTGAGCATGAATCAAATGATCCAAGCAAATGTAGTATGAGATTCCATTTTGATTTTATGTTAATGTCTGAAATGGAAAATTTAGAAGTACTTGGTTCAGAAAAGAAACTTCCTCCAGTTGGATCAGCACCAGCCGATGCGACTGGAACAGGTAGAAATTCTGGATCGCCAAAAAGTGGGGGTAATAATCCATATTCAAGTATTATCGGTGGTGTGCTTGGACGAGCAGCACAAAAAATTACATCTGATACTGTAGGTAGGGCTTTGCGAAAAGTTCCTGGTCTGGGACCATTTGCTGATGTGCTTGGTAATGTTGCAAGAGGCGTTACTGCAAAAACAATTCTTGGTGTTGGATCAACAATCAGTCAATCTTTTGCTAGACCAAGTAGAGATGTTGTTATTGATGACTCTGTAATAGGTCGAGATACTGGTTCTTATGTACCGTCTACTAAAAATGATTTTAGTTTAAGTAATCCTACTAACTTCGATATTACAAATGGCGACTAAACAAAAATATCCTTCGACGATGAAGGGTAGATTCATTCCAAATAACCCAGGCAAATACATCGGGAATGCCGATAATATATTTTTCAGATCATCATGGGAACTGATGCTTTTTAAGTGGTTGGATGGAACAGATTCTATTTTACAATGGGCGTCAGAAGAATTTAGTATTCCATATCTATCACCAGTAGATAATAAAGTACATCAGTACTATCCAGATGCGCTTGTTATATACAGAGATAAATCTGGAACTATTAAAAAAGATATTGTTGAAATAAAACCATACAGGGAAACTGTACAAACTGCAAAATCAACTGATCGTGATAAAAAAGCTCTATTGGTAAATGAAGCAAAATGGAAAGCAGCGTCTATTTTTTGCGAATCTCAGGGAATGAGCTTTAAGGTAATAACGGAAAAAACGCTATTCCCTCGTAAAAATAAGAAATGAGCATAATGGAAAATAAAAAAATAATCAATCAACTAGATGAACTTTTTAATGTAGAACCAACTACAAAAGCACCGATTATATATGAGAGTGCTGAATTAACAACCCAGGAAAAAACGCAAGATGAAGTAGATATTGAAATTGACAATAATTTCAATGATATATATAAAGCTGCGATTGATACATTCAATAATCAAATGTCGATGATTGAAATAATGGAACCTAGATATGCCGCCCGGAATGCTGAAGTGGCCGCGAATTTTCTTGCTCTTGCATTACAGGCGAATACAGCAAAAGCTAAAGTAAAGGCTGATAAATCCAGGGTTCAGGGTTCTACAAAGATAACAAATAATACGATAGTCTCAACTCGTGAAGAAATTCTTAGAATGATTTCTGTTGATACAGAATCAAAGGAAATTTAAAATGAAACTTTTTGAAGTTCTATCAGATCAAGAAAGCGCATACAAAAAGTGGAAAGAACTTGTGAATTTATCTAGCCCGGAATTAGAGAAGTTCATTGATTCTGATTTGGGTAAAGAAGCTGGTCTAAGTAGAGAAGAGGCAAAGAAAGCCGGATCGATTAAACGCGGTAGAGATTCTGCAAGAGCAATTCTAAGAATGCGCAAAAAACCATTTTCAGAATGGGATCGAAACGACATGAAATGGATGAACAGACAAATCAGTTTTATTTCTCGTATGTCTGGTAATCCCGGTCAACTTCTCGATGATAATTCTAAGCCAACTCGTAAATTAACTTCCCTGTGGATTTGGGGGAATGCGCCGAAAGATCTTAAACCAAGTGATTACATTTAATGATGTAATACAACGAATTAACTAAATACAAAATTATACACATTCTTACTATGAAATTATCTAATTTATTTGAAGACCGTGCACCTAAAATGAAAGCATCAGATGCTTCATTGCATTATCAAAAACTAAAAAATATGTTTGACGCTGGCAATCCTTCAATAACGCAGCGTATGTTAGATGGCGCAAAAACAAATGCTGATTCATTATGGGATTCTGAATTAAAAGCAAAAGAAATTTCTATCGTGAATAAGCACGGTAACGAATGGTATGAACTTGTTAAAAAACAATACCCGATTACCAAAGAAGATGATTCATGGATTGTTAAAAGCACTGTTAAAAAATGGGCTGATGACAGAGAATGGGAATTCCAATACAAAGCACAAGCAGTTGAAAAAGTTCTCCAGCTTGTTCGATGGATACATCAAAATAGAAAGCGTGGTTTTGGTGACATGGACGCCGATGTTCAAAAATGGATTACTGCCTTAGCCGACGCCGATAAAGTAAAGAATTGAACATGATTACATTTAAGAATTTCATTGAACTCACTAATGAAGGTATTGAGCAAGATGCCATGAAAAAGGCAATTTCTTTTATTGGTAGTTCACGGATACATATTGTTGATAAAAGTCTGGCAAATGAAGTACTGGAAAAAGGTAAAATATTAAAACAAGAAACTATTAAAACAATAGGTGATGGTGTTTCGATTGCACTGATAAAATATAATAATATTGAATATGTCCAAATTGCAACGGGTGCAAAATCCACTGTTTACAAAAAATCATGAATGAAATAATTAATTTTTTGCTATCTGCTCAAAAAGCCGCTCAAGTGCAACACTGGAATACAAAATCATTTGCATTACACCTTGCGCTCGGTGAATTATATGACATTTTAGTTGAATACGCGGATGAGCTGGCTGAAATGCATATTGGTATAACGGGCGAAATAATTAAGTTGGTTCTGCCAGTTGAATCTGAATTCAGTTCTATGACTTCACAAGAATTTATTAAAATGATACTCGATGAATTAAATTCTAGAACTGATATTGCAGATTTAGGTATGAAAAATACATACGAAGAACTCATTGGTAAAATCCAAAGAGTGAAATATAAAATAGACCAATTAAAATAATTCATTTATTAAAAAGCCCTGCAGTCTTATGTTATGACTGCAGGGCTTTTTATTTAGGCTCTAATTATCATCAGAACAGCCGCTGGTTGCATTAAAATTAATTTCTGATATGCGACTATATACCACAAATTAAACGCACCTATGACTCATTCAATAGGTGCGTTTAGCTCTAGATCTGAGTACTTTACGAATTTGTGAGGGCTTAGTAACATCCCGTGGTTCATGTTCCAATTTTTGTGTACACCAAACCGTGCTCGCTAATATCGTAATTAATTCATCGACGTCAGATTTAGTGCCGAGTTCATCTATATAAACAGCATCAAAACGCATTCCACGCACGTAATCTATTTGATCCCCTCTCACTACTTTACATGAACCGCCATTTGATGCTATGTACATGTTTTTTTACATTCTCAAAAACACGTCTTGATCCGTAAAAATTTTCAAGTATTATATTCATGATTTCTTTTGGTTATAAGTAAAACAGATTTACCTGTTGTGTACATATCTGCAAAACTTTTCTTTATTAAATCTTGTCTAGTCATAAATTTTCCTTTTTGTATGGTGTGTTACTGATGTGTTTATATTTTAACATGAATTTATTCATGAATTTTCTAAAAAAGAAGTTCTTAATAAATTCTAAAAAAATAAAACTATATATTTTTTTAACTACCGTCACCACCATAGCTTTATGTTTCATTACGTTCTGATTTGTTAATAGAATCAATGAGTTACATTGAATTAGTCAATCCTTTGTAGAACCCTCTTTTCATCATCATCCCATATAATTATGCTGTGTAAGAATCCAGCTCTTTTTGCAGCTTCGTGTTTGGCCATGTTCTTATCGAAGTCTTTTGAAAATGTGTACTCGCTTTTTACTTCAATTAATGTGTTCACAGATTTAATGAACACATCTGGAAAGTACTTTCTTTTTGCACCCCCAAATTCGTACTCTACAACAGGCATCTCATCTCTTAAGTTTGTTAAATCATTTTCATCTGTGCCTAAGTTCAGCAAGTACCGAATGACTTGTCCTTCGTATCCCTGGACATCGTATTCTTTTCCGGATGAAGAAATAAATTTTTTGAATTTGTAAGCTGTTCTTTGCTGATTCCGCATACATTTTGTAAAAATATCTGGATCTTGCATTGGGTGCTGCACACCATATTTTTCTAAGCAAGTTCTTTTATTTTTATTTTGTATTTCTTCTGATTGCATGGGGTTATCTACGCCATATTTGTCTTGCATGGTACTGCGTATTTTTTCTTGAATTTTTTTAGACTGGAATACATTATCTACACCATATTTTGTTTTTATTGCTTTTTTATTTTCAGCTGTACTAAATGATCCAGGCCAGTTCCCATCATATTTTTCGTTCGCAATTTTTCTAAATTTATCTTGTGTTTCTTTTGTTTTCATCCAATGCCCGCCGTATTTTTCTTGTGCAGTTTGTTCTATTTTTAATTTTCTTCCAATATATTTTGCTCCGCATTTAACTGAACATGTTTTGTAGAAGCCAATTTCTGGATCTGGACTTTTTAAGTTTACTTTAGAATTACAGTGCTTACACACAGGACGAATAAAGTTTTTACTTCTAAAAGCAAACATTTTTTCTTCCCATGTATTAAAACCTGGTAGTTCTAATTCATGAATTTGTTTTTTTAATTGTTGCAGTGATTTATGTTTCCAACGACCGAATTTATATATTCCATCTATATATAACTGGTTGTCAAATATTATTAATAGTTCTTTTAAAGATAATACCATTCGTATCTCTGGGAGTAAATAGTTATTTACGGTGTTTTTATTTGATTTATAAAAATTGAATTTTATAAATACTTATAACTTAAATAATTAAATTAATAAGAGGAATTATAAAATGGCACTTGTATCACCTGGCGTATCAGTTTCGGTAACTGATCAAAGTTTTTTCTTTCCACAATCTTCGCCAACTCTGCCGTTGTTTTTCATTGCTACACGTGCTGGAAAATTGCAATCTAACGGTATTACACCAGCAGCAGGCACATTAGAAAGTAATGTGGTTCGCACAGTTACTTCTGTCAGACAGTCTCTTGAGCTATATGGTGTTCCGTATTTTCATAGTGATGTTTCTGGTAATGAATTCCATGGCGACTCAAGAAATGAATACGGTTTGCTTGCATTGAATCAAGCACTTGGTGTACTCGGGCGCGCATTTGTTGTTCGTGCTGATGTAGATTTAAATGATGCACCAGTAACTTTTATTTCTCTTGGTGTACCAGCTCAATTATCCTCATCGCTTTCTTATAATGGTGTTGGCAACGGCGCATTATCAAGTGTTACGGTTCCAAATAATACAGTTAAACCAGAAATTATTAGTATTGTAATGACGTCTAGCACGAATTTCACAGTATCTGGTTCAAAATCAGGCTATATTGGTTCTGGTGTTGTTGGCACAGTTTTTACATCTGATAAAGTATCATTCACAATATCAGCTGGTTCCACACAATTTGTATCTGGTGATAATTTCTCATTCAGTACTAGATACGTCGCAACACCAGTATCTGGCTCTGTTGGAAACGGTGTAATGTCTTCATTAGAAACAAGAGTACTTGCTGTTCCAGAAGTATGGACTGTAACCATGACATCATTGACAGCTTTCAGTGTTGTTGGTTCTGTCTCCGGCGCGCAAGCTGCTGGTGTTGTTGGTTCTGCTTATGATAATGGCAAAATTGCATTTACCTTGAACCAAGGAAGCACAGCTTTTGCAGTTGCTGACGCATTTACTATTACTGCAACATCTGTAACTTTGAGCACTCCGCTTGGCAATACTAATGCTGCTCGTCGTGTTAACATTGTTCGTGCTTTGCAAGCTAGCATCAATTCTAATGTCGACGTGCGTTCAGAGTTATATGAATTTAATTTAACACTGTGCCCAGGGTATCATGAAGTTGTTGATGAATTGAATGCCCTTTGCACAGACGTTCTTGGTGAAGCAATGGTTATTGCGGATACTCCATGCAATCTTAATGCTGACCAAGTTGCTCAATGGGCACTAACAACAGCCCGTGTATCCAATACAAGTGTGGCTTATTATTATCCATGGTGTTTAATGTCTAATATAGACGGACGTGATGTTCTCGGCGCACCATCAGGAACAGCGCTAAGAACTATTGCAGTATCAGATGCACAGTCCTATGTTTGGATGGCACCAGCCGGCCTTCAACGTGGTGTTGTTACTGGTGTTTCAAAAGTTGGTTATGTTACCGGTACTCTTGGTACAGCTAGTACATTCGTTGAATTAAATCTTAATGTTGGTCAACGCGATAATCTTTATGAATATGATAAGAATTTGAATCCTATTACATTCTTCCCAGGTCGAGGTATTGTTGTATGGGGGCAAAAAACATCTGCTCCAGCCGCGTCAGCTCTGGATCGTATCAATGTTGTGCGCTTGGTTGCGTTCTTACGTAGAACACTTCGAAAAGGTGCTATGCCTTTTGTGTTTGAACCGAACGACCAAATTACTCGTGATAACTTGAAAGCTGCCGCTGATGGTAAACTTGCTGATATTCTTGCTAAACGTGGATTATATGATTTTGCAACCCAATGCGATGCAAATAATAATACTGCAGCTCGAATAGATGCTAATGAATTGTGGCTTGATTGCGCAATTAAATGTGTGAAATCGAGTGAATTTATATATATCCCAATAAAAATCGTAAGTACAGGCGCAAATATTTAAAAATATCAACTCAAATTAAAGCGTTGTGTTATAATGACACAACGCTTTTTTATTTTAAATTATGATTACATGTAAAATTTGCGGACGTTTATTTAAAGCAATTAATAAAAGGCATTTAGCTCAACATGGCATAACTCGACACGGGTACATGTTAAAATTTCCATATTCCCCATTGCAATCACCAGAAAGTGCTGAGAATAGGCGACTTGCATCTATAAAAAGACAGGCCGATCTTTCACCAGAAGTAAAACTTGTAAGATCTACAAAAATATCTGAATCAAGAAAAGGCAAAAGCTCGTGGAATGCTGGTAAAGCCGGCTACAAATTAGAATGGTCGGAAGAAGCTAAAACGCGAAGAAAAGAATATGGCGCCTGGAATTCTGGTATACCCGCTTCAGATGAACAAAAGTTCAAGCAATCAAAAACAATGAAACAGAAATACAATTCTGGTGAATTACAGCATTGGAATTTAGGAGGTACTGTACCTGTTGAAGTGCGTGAAAAAATTAGCAAAAAATGCAAAGAATATAAACCAACCCAAGAACAAAAAGAAAAACATTTAAAAAGTATCAGATTACGAGTTTCATCACCGGATTACAAAAGCCCAATGAAAGGCAAAAAACATACTAATGAAACAAAACAAAAAATAAGTTCAAATCAAATCGGTGAAAATAATCACGGACGAAAAAAATTACGTGAAAAAATAGAAAATATATGCAAAGCCGAAAACTTGGAATATATTTTTGATTCTAAAACATCACATTTTAATTTCACTTGCAAAAAATGCAATTTTAACTTTTCATTTACTAGGGGGTATTTTTCACCTTCTGCAATTAAATTAAATCATGCAGTGCAAAATAATATATGCCCGAGCTGCTATCCCAGAATCAAAATAAAATCAAAAAAGGAAATTGCTATTTTTGATTTTATAAAAGAAAATTATTCTAATGAAATTGTATCTGGTACTAGATGTCAGATCTACCCGTACGAAATTGACATATTTTTGCCAGAATTAAAAATTGGTGTTGAATTTAATGGATTGTACTGGCATTCGGAAAATGTTCTTGGGGTTGAACATGCGCGAAAAGAGTTCAACAAATATAATTTATGTAAGAACAAAAATATTTTATTGATAAACATATTTGAAGATGAATGGAATCAAAAACAAAATATTATTAAATCAAAAATATTGCATTTAATTAATAAAACAGCTAGAAAAATTCACGCAAGAAAGTGTGAATTAAAAATAATAGGCTCAGAAACAAAAAATATATTTTTTAAAGAAAATAGTTTATTTTATGATGATGTTGAATTAAATATAGGCGCTTTTTTGAAAATGAACTTTTGTCAGTGATGACATTCAATATTAAAGCATCAGAACTCAAAAATTTTGTTATTAAAAATAATACGCATATACCTGGCTTGGGATCTAAGATTATTTCATTTTACTTTAAAAAATTTAACACAGATTTTTTATTTTCTTATTCTGATAATAGATATTGTTCTGAAAAATTTCATAGTAGTGTTGGATTCACAAAACTGAAATTAATTGAACCTGCGTATGAATATATCAATAGCAAGTTCACAGAACGAACCGATTTGGTGACAGCTTATAAAATCTTTGATTGTGGTAAAACAAAATGGTGTTTAACTTCATCTCATGGCAAAATAATTTAGAAAAGTGCCATGAAAGCACAATTACAAAAGAAGCAAAATAATTAATTTCATGAAAAAATGCGGAATGAATGTTACTTTCACTGGTGAATAGAGAATATACTAAATAATAAAATCATAATTTTTTTAAAATGAAAACTTCAGAATTATTTGAATCTGCAAAAACACCAGTACTTAAATATAAATCAAAAGTTCTTGCTGTATATGGTCTTGAAAATAGAAGTATATCTGAAGTCTTTAAGGATTTAGAAGACCATGATTCTAATTCAGAAAAAGCTATTTCTAAAACATTAGAAAAAATGCTTCATAAAAGCGGCGATTTCAGTATTGAATTCAGAACTACCCGGGAAGTTCCATTTAAAAAATATATCCTTGAACTAGATTTTAGGATAGAACATGCCGATCTTATTGATGGCACCACAGAGAACATAACCTGCACTCTTGAATTTTAATCATGAAACTGACATTTAAAGAATTTATTTTAATTGAAGGCAAAGTATTATTTTACCATGGGTCTAAACATCAAATAACACAATTCAATACAAATTTCGCAGGAGCACAGACTGCCGTGGATCTTCGCGGACCTGGTATATACTTAGCATCTTCGAAAGAAGATGCAGCGGGCTATGGTAATTTTGTATATGCTGTTCAAATAGATATAAAAAAATCCAGAGAACTAACAAATAATAAAAAAATTAGTCCACTAGATATTAAAAAATTTATCAAAAAAAGCCCAGATTTTCATGATGTAATATCTGATTGGGCTGAGCGAGAACAGGATGGCGTTGCTGAGTATTTAAAATCTATGCGAGATATACACAACAATAATACCAAAGAAGTGCTTGAACAAATATGGTTTGATTTTTATAGGTATCATCCAGCTCTGTACTTAAAAGAAGTTG